TTGCTTCTTGCCATCGTGATTTTGATTGTGCGCGCGATCAGCGAATACTGCAATCACTTTCGGCCCTCGGCTCCAGCATGAGTACGTCTCTCACGACCGCGATGGCGCGGCGCATCGAAATCTGGCCCGCCAAACGGCTGGTGCCGTATGCGAAGAACGCGCGCACGCACTCGCCGGAGCAGGTCGCGCAGATCGCCGCGTCAATAGCGGAGTTCGGTTTCAACGCTCCGATCCTGGTGGACTCCAACGCCGGGATCATCGCGGGCCACGGTCGTCTCCTGGCTGCCCGCAAGTTGGGACTCGATGAGGTGCCCGTCGTCGTCCTGGATCACCTCACCGAGACTCAACGGCGCGCGTACATCATCGCGGACAACAAGTTGGCGATCAACGCTGGGTGGGACGAGAAGATCCTTGCCGCGGAGTTGCGTGACCTGGAAGACGAGGGCGTCGACCTGGCGCTCGTGGGCTTCTCCGACGATGAGTTGCAGGATCTGCTGGCCGATCCGGAGACGCCGCAATCCGCTCCGGACGCCGATGACGAAGTGCCAGAGGAACCGGCAAACCCGGTGTCCCGGCCTGGCGACCTGTGGGCAATCGGCCCGCACCGCCTGATCTGCGGAGACTGCCGCGACCTCGCAGTGGTCCTGAAACTCCTCGATGATGCGCGGGCGAGCGTCTGCATCACCTCCCCGCCATACGCAACGCAACGGGAGTACGACTCCTCGAGCGGGTTCAAGCCGATTCATCCGGACGAGTATGTGGCCTGGTACAAGGACGTGGCCACGAACATCCGGTCGGCCCTCGCGGACGATGGCTCGTATTTCCTGAACATCAAGGAGCACGCCGACGAAGGCGAACGGCATCTGTACGTGAAGGATCTGGTCATCGCGCACCGCCGCCAGTGGGAGTGGCGGTTCGTGGACGAGTTCTGCTGGCGCAAGACCGACAATGGCGTGCCTGGCGGTTGGAACAACCGCTTCAAAAACGCATGGGAACCCGTGTTCCATTTCTCGCGCCAGCAGCAGATCAAATTCCGGCCCAAGCGGGTCGGGCATGAGTCGGAGGACTGCTTCGATTACTCGCCCAACAACCCGAAGTCGAAGTCTGGCTCCGGACTCCTGGGCACGGGCGCGCGTGGCGATGCGGCGGGTCGGGCCGGCGCTGCAGACGCCGATGGACGGTATGCCGGTGTAGCTCGCCCATCCAACGTGATCGAGGTCAAGTCGGAGTCGTCGCAGGGATCACACTCCGCTCCGTTCCCCCGCGCGTTGGTCGAGTTCTTCCTGCTCGCGTTCAGCGACGACGGAGACGTGGTGTTCGACCCGTTCACGGGGTCCGGAACCACCATCGCGGCGGCGGCGAACGTCGGGCGCGTCGGGTATGGCTGCGAACTGTCACCGTCGTACTGCGACGTGATCCTCCGGCGCATCCACAACCTCACTGGCCTGGCGCCGGTGCTCCTGGAGACGGGCGCGACGTTCGAAGCCGTCGCGCAAGAGCGTGGAGTGCCCGTCGAGCAGGCCATGAATCCGAAGGCGCAGGACTCGCGCGCCATCAAGCACCACGGGCCCAATCCATATTACGGCCCGCGCAAGAAGGCTTCGTAACCCCAACCTCTCGAAAGGAGAAAACTATGCCCGAAGTGGCAACGCCCAATCAGGGCGAACGTGAATTCGAAACCGGGACGGATGAGTTCTTCAAGGCTCATTCGGAACTGACCGCAGCCAACGCAAAGCGCACGTACGACGCGTACCAGGATCTCGATCTGGTGCTCGCCCGTCGAACGCAGTTGCAGTTCGACCAGATCCAGAACATCGCTCTCCAGGCGCTCCAGAACAGCGTCGAGACGGCGAACATGGTCGCGAAGCAGGCCGTTCGGCACGCCGACGTAGCGGCCGATGCCCTGTGGACCGACGAACTGAACCCCGTCACGCGCGGCGCGGGTTCCAATCTGACGGCTGGCGCCGTGCCCGCCAACCGCGCCACGGATGTAAGCGCGGCGGGTGTGAGCGTGGATGCGCAGGCGGTGGCGGCGGCGGTCGCCAAGCAGGTGGACGCCACCATCACGCCGGTCCTGGCGACCTTGCAGCAGATCGTGCAGGCACTCGCCACGGCTACGACCAGCATCGCCAACGTGGTCAACCAGGCCCAGCCGAAGACCACGGCCTAATCGGATGAGGGTTGCGAAGATGAGAGCCAATGCAGAAGGCGGGACCACCACGTTGCGCGAGCGTCTTCGCAACCTCGCCGTCCAGTTCTGGCCGATCGATAAGCTGATCCCGTACGCGCGCAACGCGCGCACCCACACCGACGAGCAGGTCGCGCAGGTTGCGGCCAGCATGCTGGAGTTCGGTTGGACCAACCCGATCCTGGTCGGGTCGGACGGGATCATCATCGCTGGCCACGCGCGCCTGACGGCGGCGCGCAAGTTGAATATGGCCGAGGTCCCGGTCATCATCCTCGATCACCTCACGGACACGCAGAGGCGCGCTCTGGTCATCGCGGACAACCGCTTGGCTCTGAGTGCTGGTTGGGACGAGGAGATGTTGAAGGTCGAACTGGAGTCCCTCAAGGAGGACGCGTTCGATCTCGACGTGGTGGGCTTTACAGACGACGAGATCGAGGAGATCCTCGCTGGTCCGGAACACACCAGGACCGGCCTTACGGACGACGACGCCGTTCCGGAGGAGCAGGAGCGCGCGGTTACGGTGGCTGGCGACGTGTGGGTCTTGGGGCAGCACCGCCTGCTGTGCGGCGATGCGACGATCCTCGCCCACGTAGAAAAGGTGCTGGCGGGCGATCTGGCCGATATGTGCTTCACCGACCCGCCGTACAACATCGATTACGAGGGACGCACCAAGAACAAACTCAAGATCCAGAACGATGCGCTCGGCAGTAAGTTCTACGACTTCCTGAAGGACGCCGCCGTGAACATACTGGCGGTCTGCAAGGGCGCGGTGTATATCTGCATGGCCTCGTCGGAGATGCATACGCTCCGGCAGGCGTACATCGACGCCGGAGGCCACTGGTCGGGCATCATCATCTGGGTCAAAAACCACTTCACTCTGGGGTGGGGCGATTACCGCCACAACTACGAACCGATCATGTACGGTTGGAAGGAAGGCGGGACGCACTACTGGTGCGGGGATCGCGGCCAGAGCGACACGTGGGAGGTCAAGAGGCCGACCGCCAACCGCGAGCACCCGACCATGAAACCGGTCGAGCTGGTCGAGCGCGCGCTCCGGAACAATTCGAAGTCGCGCGACACGATCCTGGACCCGTTCGGCGGGAGCGGAACGACGATGATCGCGTGCGAGAAGACGGGACGGCAGGCACGCCTCATCGAGTTGGACACGAAGTACTGCGACGTGATCATCCGGCGTTGGCAGGAGTTCACCGGCCAGCATGCGCGGCACGAGGAGTCCGGACGCACGTTCGATGACGTCGCGGCGGGGATCTTGGGGGGAGGCTCATCTGGTGAGCCAGTAGGCAAGAACTAAAAAGCCGCCCGTCTCCCGGGCGGCAGGTGGGGCTGGCGGGCGGTTAGGCCTTGAAGGCGGCGGCGACGATGTAATCGCCGTCGATGCCCTGCGCCCAGACCTTGTACTGGTGCGGGCAGAGGCCTGCGTCCTGGTTGCGTTCGACCCGCCGCATCCGGCCAGCCAAGTCGCTCTCCGCGATCTCCTTCGCTTCGTTGATCGTGCTCACTACGGCGACCGGTTGGGTGTGGCCGTCCTCGTCCTCCGCGATCAGCATCGCGAGGCCAAGTTGAGTGTCCGGAAGGATCGGGATCGCAAATCCGTTGTAGCTTTTCTGTTGCTTCGTGGTGCGCTTCATACATGACGATTGATCACTTCGGGCCAGCCGGAAGGCAAGGGAATAATCGCGCCTGAAGCAAAAAAGCCGCCCGTCTCCGGGCGGCGATCTTGTGGCCTTTGGAGGCCTACTTGCTGGCGATGCGGTACGTCCGCTCACCCGCCTCGTTTTTGGCGCTCTCGACCACCAGCCCCATCTTCTTGGTGAGGTTGCCGGAGATGAAGCCCCGGATGCTGTGGTTCTGCCAATCGGTGGCCTTGGCGATCTCGGCCATCGTCGCGCCGTCCTTGCGGCGCAGGAGGTCCAGGACGATCGCCTTCTTGCTGAACTCGCGCGGGACGCTGGCGCTGCCCTTCGCATTTTTCTTGGCGGGCTTACCAGCGGTTTTGGATTCCTTCTCGTTGGCGGGCTTCGCCGCCTTCTTCGGTGCGGTGGCTTTGGAGGCTTTCTTGCTGGCGGGCTTCACTTCCTTCTTGGCGGCGGGCTTGCTGGCCTGCTTGTTCGCGCCCTTCTTCGAGGGTGCCTGTTCCGGGGCGGGGATCACGCCTGCGGCTACGGCTTTGTTTACGAGGTTGTCGCTGGTGGTGCTGCCTTCGTTCTTCATCGTTCTGTTTCTCCTTGTTGGCGGCTCATCGTCCGCGCATGACGATTCATCACTTCGGCGGGCCCGGAAGTAAAGCGGAAAGTTCGGAAATAACCGCATGGCAGTTTTGAGTCAGAGGGCGTACGCGCGGCACCGCGGAACGTCCCTCTCCACAGTGCAAAAGGCGATCTCCTCCGGCCGCATCTCCGTCCTGCCGGATGGCCGGATCGACTCCGACGCCGCCGACCAGGAGTGGGAGGCCAACACGCACAAGCGCGGTCCCGTTATGGCCGCGCGCCGCCAGCCGGAGGACGACAGCGACGGCTTCGGCGCGGCGCAGTACACCAAGGCACGGGCCGTGCGCGAGCACTATCAGGCACGCCTCGCCAAGATCGAGTACGAGGAGAAGGTCGGGAGTCTCGTCTCGAAGGACGAAGTGAAGATCGCGCAGTTCAACATCGACCGGCAGCGTCGGGACGCGATGCTCAACATCGCGGATCGCGTGTGCGCTGCCATCGCAGCGGAGGTGAAAGACATCCTGATCGCGGCGGGCGTGCCGCCCGAGAAGGCCGACGCGATTGATATGTCGCGCGTCCACGAAATCATGGTCACGGAGATCCGCAAGGGCCTCAATGATTACTCCGACGGCCTCGTCAACTGAAGCGATCCTACGCGCGGCGGCGGCGGCCGGGGCGCGTCCGGACCCTCTGCTGACCATCTCGCAGTGGGCCGACAGGTACCGGACGCTCTCGCAACGCGCGTCGTCAGAACCAGGCCAGTGGCGCACCGACCGGACACCTTACCTGCGCGACATCATGGACTGCCTCTCGCCGTCGTCGCCCGTCGAGCGCACGGTGTTCATGAAAGGCGCGCAGATCGGCGGGACGGAGTGCGGCAACAACTGGATCGGGTACGTGGTCCATCAGGCTCCCGGTCCCATGATGGCGGTCCAACCGACCGTCGAGATGGCCAAGCGCAACTCGAAGCAGAGGATCGATCCTCTGATCGAGGAGTCGGAGGTGCTCCGGACGCTGGTCCACGATCCGCGTTCACGCGATTCCGGAAACACAGTACTATCGAAAGAATTTCCGGGCGGCGTGCTGGTGATGACCGGCGCCAACTCCGCGGTCGGCCTGCGCTCGATGGCCGCGCGGTATCTGTTCCTGGATGAGGTCGACGGGTATCCCGGCGACGTAGACGGCGAGGGCGACCCGATCAATCTGGCTATGGCGCGCACCAGGACGTTCGCGCGCCGCAAGGTGTTCCTCGTATCGACGCCGAAGATCACCGGCATGTCGCGGATCGAGGCGGCGTTCGAGGAGTCCGACAAGCGGTACTTCTGCGTTCCGTGCCCGACCTGTCGCGAGGCGCAGGTGCTCAAGTTCCCGCAGTTGCGGTGGCCGAAAGACGAACCGGAGAAGGCGGTTTACGTCTGCGAGCACTGCGGCCAGGAGATCCAGAACCACCAGAAGCAGTGGATGCTGCCGCGCGGCCAGTGGCGAGCAACCGCCAAGGGCGACGGCAAGACGGCCGGCTTCCACCTGTCTAGTCTGTACAGTCCTGTCGGGTGGTTCGCGTGGGGCGATGCGGCCAAGCAGTTCGAGCAGGCGCAGAAGAACCCGGCGCTCCTCCAGGTCTTTGTGAACACGGTGCTGGGCGACACGTGGACGCTGCTGGGCGAGGCTCCGGACTGGAAGAAACTCTACGACCGGCGCGAGCAGTACAAGATCGGCCTGGTGCCGCGCGGCGGCATCTTCGTCACGGCTGGCGCCGACGTTCAGCGGGACCGCATCGAGGTCGAGATCGTCGCGTGGGGACGTGGCAAGGAGTCGTGGTCGATCGATTACAGGGTCTTCGAGGGCGACACCGCGCGCCCGCAGGTGTGGGAGAAGTTGACCGGCCTGCTCAACGATACGTTCACAACGGTTGGCGGTCTGGAGTTGCCGATCATCCAGTTGGCGGTGGACTCCGGATATGCGACCAACGAGGTGTACGAGTGGGCGCGGCGGCAGGGCACGCGCGTGGTCGTGATCAAAGGCGACTCGCGCGCCCCGGCGATCATCGGGTCTGCGTCACCGATTGAAGTTGGACCGCTCGGCGTGAAATTGAAGCGGGG